GGGTTCCCTTTAGTGCGTTTGCTGTGGCATATGACAGCGCAGCAGCCCTTGCCATATCTTCTACGTCACCACCCCTAGAGGCAACAACAGCGGCAGCGCTGACGTAAGGAGGTATCCCGTAATTTGCCCCTACAGCAGTAACAATCACTGGGATAGGGTCGCGAATAATCCTATCGACAGTAGTATTGAGGCTACTGATAATGGTTTGACCAGTATTGCTTAGAGTGCCTACTGGGTTGTTAAAAAAGCTGCTAATCCAACTCATTTTTTGCCCCCAAACTCAAGAATACCCCATCTTCTTTTTTGCTTGTAGTTAGGCATTCCTCTTGCCGCAGCCTTAATTCCCTCGTCTGCAAACATCAATTCCTTAAAACCCATTTTCTGAGCCGCTTCTATGGCGGTCTTACAGTTCTTTAGGTACAAAGGCTTTACGTCGGCGTTATAGGATGTCATCATCCCCTTCTCGCCTTCCATTGCAATAATGGTGTACAGGGTGTTGTTCTCTTGTAGCCTAATAAGGGATGGGTTTTGCATCTCGGCTAGATAGACGGTATAGAGAATCCTTTGGGGAGAAACGCCCTTGTCTTTCATCTTCTTTTGCACAGCCTTCAAACCGCCGGGGTCGTTGTGGGCGGCAACATACAAAATGTCCGCAGGGGATAATTTCTTCTTTGCACTGCTGATAAAGTTTACTTGCGTCATGCTAGTAGTGCCGAAACAAAAGACATCGTAGCCACTACAGATTGAGTGGAAGGCTTGGTTGGCGTTCCAGAGGCGGCGAGATGTTGAATGGTTACAGCAACATTAGGCACAGACCAATAGATCTCAATGTAGTCACTTGCCGCCATATTTAGGAAGTAATTCCAACCAATAATTGAGTGTCCATCTGTCCCGGCGTGTCTGTTTGGCACGGATATGAAGCCAGTTGATCCGGGGATATCCACCCCGTTTTGACGCAACCAAATATAAACATCTTGAAAAGCAGTGTCGGTGTTTTGAAACTGCGCGCTAAATTGTAAGTTGTATATACCTGCATTAACCACAGTAATCTTCGACGAACTAATAGACACTTGATTAGAAAAGTCTGTCGTGTTGAGTGTCATCAACGTAGCTGTATTTACCGTGGCAGTCTGGTCTTGATCGCTAGAGAAAGCCCCGTAAGGAAACCTTAAAGACGCAATGTCAGATGCGCTTAATTGATTAAAAAATCCGTTTAAACGATTAAAAAACAAACGCAGTACGTTGTTGAACTGCTCTTGATATCTTGAGTCGTAATCGGTTGGAGCCAAGGGTAAGTTTGGCGGGGAAACCCTATCTAGCTCAAAGTCTGTAGTAACAATCACGAATTGCCCCTTCCACCGTCTTGTTTGATGTCAATGCGGGGGGATCCTAATTGCCATTGAGTACCCAGCGTATCGCAGTCTACTTGGAAGATCATCTGGCGGCCACGCACACGGATAAATACCTGACCCGTAAACTCTTCAATAGGGGCTGTAGCAATTCTTTGGATAGAAGCGTAATTTTCTCCTCCAACCGATCTTGGACTGTTTGCTCCAGAGCCAGAGTTTTGCATTGGAATCAAGGTCATAGTGACTTGCGGAGTTGCATCCCCAGTTGATCCTCTGAATGTAATGTCAGGCACTACACGGCGAATAAAACCAAACTTATCCCCGTCATCTATGTCAAACTCAGCAGAGCTAATTGTTGACTCAATAACCGTTGGAGTGGCCGTAGAGTTATCATCGTTTCCATTCTCATGGTAAACAACGTTGTTGAGATAAGTTGCGGCCATAGGGTAAGTCCTAAGTCCGGAATCTAACCATGCTGTTCTAGCTAGAGTGCCGTAATACCAAACACCCTCACCATTTAGTTCTGAGTAGTTATAGATTACGTAGCGGTCAATAGTTGTAGAGTTTTCGGAGCAATAGAACCACCAGACTTCGTTAAAGCCTTCGTTTGTTCCCACAAAGATTTGTTCAGTTTGGCTTTGGTTTATATCGTCAAATATAAACTGCCTTAGATCGCACTTCAATGTCTGAACGCGGCCATCATATTTATAGAACTTGTCCACGCCCATCCAGTAAACCACACCAGAAGCAACGATGGCAGAACTCTGGCTCATTATGGAAATGTTGTCACCCAGTAATTGAGAACCCCAGTGTGCTGGCGCACCAAGAAACTGCATGGAGTACACAGCAGAATCAGTGAAAACCACAATCTCCTGACGAGTCTGGACTGCGGAGACAATCTTTGATCCGTGGGAGAGTTTCAAACTTCCAGCAGAGTTAGTGGCTTCCGGAGTCCAAACTAAAGGATCTTCTTGATCAGACCAACGAATTAGCATTGGATCCATTGCTGTTGATGTGTAGTCATTTGTTCCAAAAAGAATCGTATACCTAGACGAATCAGATATAAGTAAATAGTTCTGTACTACAGGAGGGTTTAGTTCACTTGGGTCAACCAAGTCAACAATGTTTACCCCCCTAAGATTTAAACCTAGTGCCGCGTCCCAGTAATATAAACCTCCACCCGCCGGGCCAAATATCAAATTCTGTCCAAAGTTATTCTGGTTCCAAATCTGTAAAGCGCTAGTGGCTGATCCTGTTGTACCTCTACCCCATAGACCTCTATTCCACAATCCTGCACCCCAGCCTACACGGGGAACTTGTATAGCGTATCCAGCATTGACTTGGTAAGCCGCTACTACCGATGCTCCACCACCGGGGGAGCCAGAAGCGTCTGTTGCATTGGCTGTAACTGTAGTCCCGCTAGTATTTTTGGCAATGATGGTGTAACTGTTGGCGCTAATGATGGTTGCTATTTGATATTCTTGATTTAGAAACGGAGCGGTAATGTTTCCACCAAGACCTACCGCACCTGAGTAGGTAACAAAACTATTGGCTGTTGCGCCGTGTGCTGTATCTGTGACTGTAATGACTGAAGAACCATCAGTGGCTACAAACGGGTTGTTGTTTATGGTGGAGGTAGCACGAATGGGAGTGATGTCGTAATAAGCGCCACCGTTTTCTATGTAGAACTTTAAGTTTGTACCAACACCAAGGTAGTTCTTGTTGTCTAAAGTTACCCAGTTCCACAAAGAACGGCATATTCCAAGGAAGGTGCTGGAAGAAATGCGTGTCCAGCCGCCAATCTTCTCTGGCAGTCCTTGGCGAAATCTAACCTTGTCCGACTCGTACCAACCATTCTCATTGGTGTACCGAGTGTTTTCTTTGTTGACTCCGGGTTTAAACGTAAGTTTCTTTAATGGCATTTTTTATCCTAAGAACAAAGCCCGCTCGTCTTTACGGCGAGTCTCTAGCCCTTTGAGTATTTTCCCACCAGCCTTGCAATACTTCAAGAGTTCTTCTGCCGCCCCTTCCATATCTCCGCGAAGAACCTTTTGACGGAGGGTGCTTCGCTGTAATGTCCCCAAGCCAACATTAAAGCTAAAAGATACAAGAGCATCGAACTGACCTCCGGTAAGCGGTACAGGGCAGAATAAAACCACACCTCGCTCAAAACGAGCCAAATCTGATTTAAGAATTGCATTGACTTCTTCCATGCTAAATGTGCGGTTGTCTGCATCTTTGAGAGCAAACCTATCCCGCTCTTCTATCTTCATCTTGCCTTGCTCTGGATACAAGACATGCCCCACCCCCACCGTCCACAGCTTGGCTGGGCAACGGTAAGGCTTCTGACGCACCCCTTCATGGTGGCGTATGCATATCAAGGCTCTTTCAGATATCTGCATTTTTACACCTATCAAAGTGCCATTTACCCATAACTCCAACGCCCCCAATTAACCCACAATGTGGGCATACTACTGTAGGACGTTTTACGCCTTTTAATGTGCTTGGCCTTCCTTTGCTGGCAACAGATAAATTTTTTCTATGCTCTTCACTAAACACTAGTTTTTTTCCAAACATGGGGTTTTTATCTCCCATTTTGGCTTTGGATATGTTTGCCTTGTATTCTTCTGAACGCTCTTTTCCTTTGGGGCTTGGCGGGATACTACCGCCAATTGCTATATTCCAGCCCATGTTTGGCTTGGGTCGTAGCATTTCTTCCACTAAAGAAGCGGCTTCAAAATCTAAATCTTTTGCCAATACGGAAAATTTAACTGCATCTTTGTATTTAGCAAGCGCATTACTCAAATGCTTGTTTGAGTTTTTTCGTTTCCATCCATGTTGGGAAAACCTTAACTTTGTATTGTTGGTTATCCCAATATAACCACTGTCAAGGCTAGGCTCAACATGGATATGGTAGATGGAGTAGATGTTCATTTCTTACCGAATGCTTGTGTACCAAACCAGAAAGACACCACAGATGCCCAAATGATTTGAGTCTCGTTATCCCACAGGAGGTCTAGCGCCACATCAAACGGCACTTCCTTGTGATAAGCAAACCAGAAGCCAAAGATTTCTACAAAGGCAAATAAGATAAACAAGCCATAAGTTATGGCGGGACGCACCATAGCACGGGCGTTGGTTACCCATTGGCTGGCACCTTGACCGATAGCGATATCGTGGGCATACAAGGCTTGACGCTCTTGCATGGCAGTCTGTGCGTTAGTGACTTCAGCGTTGATCTGAATCTGTTCTGTCTGGATATGCTCAATCTTTTCTTGCGCTTCTAAGCCAGCCTTCTTTAAGGTCAACTCACGCTCAGTCTGCATCTGTGCCAAAGCCAGTTCATGCGACTTGTCAGCACGGTCTTGGAAGAAATCCATCAGTTTGGGTAACCCGCCCATCAAGAAAGATAGTAGGGTTGAAAATAGCGTCATCATTTTGATTCCTTTAATTCACGTTTCAATTTACGCAACTCTTTGATTTCCTGTTTAAGTTGAGCTTTCATATATAGGGTTTCTA